ATGCGATTACACTTAGCCCTGATCAGCTCTGCCTTAATATTCTCCTCAGTTGCTGCGGCGCAAGCTTCAGACGTCATCACCCTTAAAAATAAACTTAAGCCCTGGCAACCAACGGAAGTCAGCCTAAAAGGAGATCAGCTAACTATTGTGATACCCGCCGCCAATGTTGATGATGAAACTTATAAAGCAATCACCTCTGGCGGGATATGCTCCCCCATCTGGACAAAAGACGTACCAGCTAATTACCTAAAAAACATCAAGGCAATCAACGTAATAAATAAATTTAAAGTCAGCGGATATTCTTTTGAAAATCCACTGTCGACCTGTAATGAAATGGGTAAATTGATGGATAAGCCCGCAGCAGCGCTGCTGCTTGGCAACACTCACGTCTTCATGGTCAGCAAGTAGCGCCCACAAAAAACCCCGCCAGTGCGGGGTTTTGTTTTATAGACCTATCAAATTAGTGCAGTAACGACGGCTGGGATTCATGCCCTGTGAAGATCGGAACACGATTAACCTGGCCCGGCGTTACAATAATCATCGCTAACGTTTCGTGCGTTTTGAAAGAACAGCTGCAATTGATGTTTTGGCACTGGTGATAACGCTCTTTTGTTTCTTTTGAAATGTATCTGCTGCTTTTAGCGTGTGCGGCGGTCTGGCATAACGGACAATGCATCATTGGTGGCGTCTCCCTGTAAGCTCGTAGCTTTAATACTCCCAAATGCCAAAATGAGCAACATATTTTCACTTATTGTGAATCATCTTGGTCTGATTCTGCCTCATACTCCACATCTGAAAGCAGCACCTCAAATTCAAGCGCGGTTGTATATCCGTTGCCGCTCAGGCTGTGCGTCACTTTACTTATAATCCATGGCTGCGCATCGATCACCGACTTAAAGCCGCTCACCCTGACTGGCGTCTCCGGATACAGGTCGGCGCGCCCCATCGCCAGGGTGATCGAAAACTCTGCGACGCCGCGCTGCAGCTTCTCCCACTTTGCTTTAGCCGCCCGCATCGCAGCCGCTTTCGATGCATACACGGTCGTCAGCGTAAACACGTTGTCTTCCGTGCCAGCCAGATAATCCCCCTCTCTGGCCTCCGGCGTTTTAGTCGCTGTCGTTTTTTTCTTTTTCGCCGCCGGGTGTTCCAGCGCGCGCAGATGCTTTTCTTTCGGTTTGCGCTTCACCTTAACTTTTTTGGGCTTAGGGTCTTTGGTATGCAGCCAGCTCGCAGAGACGCCAGTGTATGCGCCACGGTCGGAAATGCTGAAGCTGTGCCGGTCGCCATCCTGCCGCGTTATAGTCATCTGCGGAATTGGCTTGCCGCTGGCGGTGACGCCGTTACCGGGTTTGATAAACAGAAGCCGACCGGCCTTTACTGCAGCAACCGCGCCGTAAAGTGTGGCGAGCCGCGTCAGAAATTTAGCGTCAGTCTCCTGCGTCTGGTCGATGTGAGCCACGGCAATTCCGGCGAACCCATCGGCCAGCATAGGCTTTAAGTTATTGCGCCCGGCTATCTGCGTCACGACGTCCCCCAGGGTAGTGTCGTGATAGGACACCTCCCGGCGGGAATTGAGCGAGCCACGGAAATCAGCACTGCGGGCGCGGATTGTCATCGTGTCCGGCGCGCCGTGGTGCTCAACCTCATCAACAGTGAAATCACCTTTGCCAAAAAGCGTCTGGCCTTTCCAGCCGAGAAACAGCGTTATCACTGCGCCGCGAACCGGCATAGCCAGCTGCCCGTCGGCGTCGTCCAGCTCAATATCCAGCTGGTCAGCTTCGAAGCCGCGATTATCAGTCAGCGTCATCGAGATAAGGCGATCCCGGATATTGGTTGTAACGTCATTAGAGTTAACCTTCAGCATGAAATCCGGCGTCAGCTGCGCCCCGGCCTGCACCGGCATGCTGCTTATCCCGATCATCCGAGCAGCCCCCCTGCAGTTGAAATCAGGCTACCGGCCGCCGACTTCACACCGTTAATTGCTGACGTGAGCTGCCCTGGCAGACTGGCGGATCCGCTGATAAGCCCGTCAGCCTGTTTCTTCAGGTCGCCAAACATGGAAGTCAGCGACTCATCAACGCGCTTCAGACTCAGGATAAACATGATTTTGCTGGCCGTTCCGTTCGGGTAAAACTCGCTGAAGGTGTTAGAAATACTCTCGATCACGTACATGCCGTAAATCATGCCGCTGCCGCCAATCAGCGGCCACGCCATCCCCTCGTCTGCCATCAGTCGGATGGTCATCAGCGACACCGAGCCGCCTGTAATTTCCGGGCGCAGCTCCCCGGAAAGCGTGATTTTTTCATCACCCGGCCCGATAAACTGCGCCGATGGACGCTGCCCGAACCGGTTGTTAGTGGGCCAGCGGTAATCGATATTCTGCTGCATATCCCCGTAAGGCAGGGTCTGTCGCATAAACGGCATCATGCCGTAAATCATCATCATCGGTTAATCCTCCCAGCCCATTTTGCTGCGGTTCTGTGCCTGGCGGTTGCGCTGCTCTTTTGCCTGGTACTGCGCCATCAGCGCCATTGCGTCGTCTTTGGTCATGCCCTCGTGCATGTTGATTTCATACTGATAGGTATTCTGGCTGCGGTCGGTGAATCCTCCCCCGGCTGACGGAGCTGAAACCGGGCGGTAAGGCGCGCCACCATAGGCGATGTTGTATTGCAGCCCGCCGGTATCTGCGCCCGCGCCGCCGGTTGCTACCGCATCGGGCGTCGGAACCTTGTCTTTCAGGCCATCGGATTTCGCGTCGATAATGCCGAGCTTATCCAGCACCCAGCTAATGCCGCCCATAAGCTGATCGAGTGCGTGACTTGGAATTTTCAGCGCCTCGGCCAGCATGTTGCCGAACTTCTTACCCATATCTCCGGCGGCGGCAAGCTCGGTCTGCGTGGATTTCACCGGCTCCAGCAGTTTGCCGAACCAGTCCCACAGCTCTTTGACCTTGCCGCCTACCCACTCGAACACCGGCTTTAGCGAACCGAAGGAATCACTGATCGGCCCCATCGCTGCGGTAAATCCTTCGGCCATGCCTGCTATAAAGGCGCTGATAGGCTCCCAGTATTTGCGCACCAGTAGCGCACCGGCCACGATTGCCGCCGCGACGGCCACAACCGGCAGCGTGATGACGCCGAGCGCGGCCGTAATAGCTCCGCCCGCGATGCTGAATGCCGTGCCGAGGAAGCCCGCCCCGGCAATCAGGGTATTCACGCCCGCAATCACCGGCCAGGCTACCAGCCCGATAGCGCCCAGCGCCCCGGCCAGCATCAGCCCGCCCATTACCACTTTTGCTATACCGCCCGCCAGCTCCGGGTTAGCTTTAATCCAGCCATCCACCTTGAGCAGCAGCGCCGCCGTGTCCTGGGTAAGCGTGCGCAGGCTGCCGTCGTTCTGATCAAACAGGTCGGTGCCGATAGCCTCATAAGCAGACTGCAGCTCTTTCAGGTCGCCGCCGAGGTTATCCTGCATGACCTGGACCAGCTCGGCGGTTTTGCCATCAGAGGCTTTAAACGTGGCGGTCAACTGGTCGAGCTTGCCGGTTGAGGCTGCAGTCATCAACACGGCAGCCGATGAGCTGGCCTCCTCGCCGAAGATGGTCTTCATGTACTCGGCACGCTGGCCCGTTCCCAGCTTGTTACGATCAAAGCTCGCCTGCATTTCTTTCAGGATGGTGAAGATCGGGCGGGTATTTCCTTTGCCGTCTGCCGTTTTAATTCCCAGCTCTTTGATAGCCTTGAATGATTCGCCGGTCGGTGCCTGCAGCCTGCTCAGCACGGCGCGGCTTCCCGTACCGGCCATTGAGCCGGTTATTTTGGCATCGTGCAGAGCGCCGACCATTGCCGCCGCCTGCTCAATGCTGACGCCCGCGTTTTTTGCTACCGGGGCGACGTAGGTCAGCGAGTCGCTAAGCCCGTCAAAGTCAGCGGCCGTTTTATTCATGGTCATCGACAGCACGTCGCCGATGTGTGCCACCTTATCGTTTGAAAGCTGGAAGGCTGATTTCATCCCCATCAGCAGCCCGGCGTTTTCCTCCATTGTGCGCTTGTTTGCCAGCGCCATATTGAGTGTTACCGGCGTGACGGCCTGAACGGCTGCGGCATCGCCGCCGCCTTTTGCGATAACGATTTGCGCACCTGCTGCATCATCAGCAGACGCGGCCGTTGTATCGCCGAGCTGACGCGCCTGCGCACGCAGTGCGATCATCTCCTTTGAATCTTTCGCCACGCCGAGCACGGCCTGCAGCTCGGAGTTCTTCTGTGCGAAATCAAAGCCCGGCATCAGCAGCGAGGTTGCCGCCATGCCGCCGACCGTTGCCGCACCGATACCGGCCGCGCCCACATTCCGCACCTTACCCGACAGCTCCTGGCCTTTGCGGTAACGCTCGCTGGTCTGGTTCAGCCGCTCCTGCTGCGCATTCAGTCGCTGTAGCTCCATTTTCTGACGGCTCAGGCTGACGGTTGCCTGCGCCGAGGCGGATTTAAGGCGCTGCTGCTCGCTGCTCAGGCTTTTAGTGGAAATCCCCGCCGCGTTAAGCGCCTCGCGCTGCTGCTGCACCGACAGGCGCAGGCTGTTGGTTTTGGTCTGCAGCTCAGCCGCCGCCTGCCGGGCCTTTTCCAGTGCGCGGGCCTGCTGCGTGGTGGGGCGCTCCGTGTTTTTAAACTGCACGGCCAGCGCTGCCGCCTCCTGCTTCGCATCCTTAAGGCTTTGCTGCGTGACAGCGAGTTGCGCGCTGGCCTTGCGAAAGCCGTCAATTTTTCCGGCCTGCGCATCCAGCTCCTTAATGGTTGATTGTGTCTGGCGAATGTCAGACGACAGATTTTTAGCGGCGGTCTGCACGGCTTTGAAGGGGCGCGAGGCTTTGTCTACCGCGTTCAGCAGCACCTGCACCTTGAGGTTATTGCTCATCCGGGGTTGCTCCGCTGCGGATAAAGGCTTTATGCCGCCAGTCCATCAGCTCGGCCAGCGGCATGTCGTACATCTCGGAAGGTTGCCAGTGAAATATCGTGGCAATGTCGGCCATCAGGTCGTTAACCGTCAGGCCGTGCGGCCAGTCTATTCGTCCGACTTCGACTGCAAAAAACCGATCACCTTTCCGCCCAGCGCAATCAGGTCTACCGGATCAAGGGCATTACACTCGGCCTTTGTCAGCGCTGGCAGGGTAATGCGGGGCAGCACGGTCAGCAGGGCGTCAACATCAGACTGGCACAGGTCGGCAAGGCGCACGCCGCGCAGACTTCCGGCCGTCGGCTTAATCAGCTCCACGCGTGTGATTTCGGTTTCGCCGCGCTGCAGCGGGGTTTCAAACTCAACAACGTTATCTTTCTTTTCCATGATTGTTCTCTGTTCACTGTAGTCAGTTAAAGCCAGCGACGGGCGCTGGCGTCAGGGTTTATACCAGGCCGAGGTTTTTACGGCGCTGCTCAAGACGGTCAACGCCGTTAACCTTCTCCACCATGTTGATGGTGTCGATTTCGATCAGCTCTTTGCCGTTAAAGGTCAGCTTGTAATAGGTGTTTTTACTGGTGATTTTGGTTTCGGTGTCTTCGCCCTGCTTGGCTTCGCCAAAATCGAACGACTGATGCTTACCGCGCACCTCAATCTCTACCGCGATTTCCTCGCCGGTATCGTCGCGCTGGTAGGAGCCGGTAAAGCGCAGAGGAATGTCAGACGCACCCCACTGCGTGAGTACGAGCTCATCAATACCGCCGATGCTCCATTCAACATCGAGCGCGTCATCTTCCAGACCGTTATCAATGAAGGCTGCGCCGCTCATGCCGCCCGCGCGGAACGGGTCGAGCTTGCGTGCCAGCTTCGGCAGGGTCACGGCGGTGACGACGCCCTGATAGCTGTTGGCGTTATTAAAAAGGTTCATGCCCTTTAGTTTGCGTGGCAGTGCCATTTATCCGGCTCCTCAGCTGTTAACGGATGCGGCGAAGTTCGCCAGATAGGTGTCGGTAATGCGCTGGCGCAGGGTTAAATCTTCCAGCGGCGGAACCGGCGTATAGTCATAATCGATAAAGAGTTTGCCCGCCTTCAGGCTGTCTTTGTCGTTGGCGCTTTCGTCATACCAGGCGGATGCGCCCAGTAGATAACCCGCGCTGACCAGCTCGCGGAATTTCGCATTGATGCCCGCGATAATCTCGCGCACCAGTACCGGCGTCAGCGGCTTATCAACCGCCCACATGTGCGCCTCGGCCATCGTGTCGGCCAGCACCTGCGCGGTGCGGGTGTAGTTCTCAAACTGAAACAATGGGTCATCACTGCAGGTGCGGTTGCCCCAGAAGCGGAAACCGTCTTTACGGATCAGCGTGGTGACGTCGGCCTCGTTGAGCAGGTCGGCGTCGGTGCCGGTCTGCTGCAGATCCCAGAACACCGACGCGGAAATACCGGTCACATTGTTAACGCCGACGTTAGACAGGGTTTTATGCCAGCCTGTGTCGTTGTCAATTTTCGCACGCAGGCCCAGCGCGCGGGCGGTCGCAAAAGCGGTATCGGATTTGCTGGTCGTGGTATTCCAGGTGAGAAAGTCCGGCCAGATAACCATGATTTCACGCTGGCTGAAGTTCTGGCGGTACAGGCGGGCTTCGGAAATGGTTTTGCATTCCCACGCCGAGACATAGGCAAAGGCGCGAAGCTGCTGCGCGATGCTTGCAAGCGCGGTCGCCACCGCGAGTGAGTCGAGTCCCGGCACGCCGAGAATACGCGGCTTAACGTCGAGCTGGGTCTGCGCGGCGAGCAGCGCTTTCATGCCGGTATACTGGCCGTTTTCATCCGTGCCGCCGATGATATTGGACGTCGTTTCGGCTTCGTCGGCTCCTTCAGCCACGCGCACGACGACGGTCACGGGTTTTGACTGGTCGGCAATGGCTTGCAGCGCAGCGGCAAGCGTGCCTTTTTTACCTGCTTTGCCGACAGCTGCCTGCACGTTGGTGATAAGTACCGGCACATTAAGCGGGAAGGTTGCCGCGTCCGCATCCTGCGCGGTGCAGACCATGCCCACGATTGCGGTTGATACGGTTGTAATGGTGCGCGTGCCGTCGTTGACTTCGACGACGCGGACACCGTGATGATAATCAGACATCTGATGCACTCCGTTTTGAGGGTGTGCTCAGGGTGTCAGGTCAGGTTTAGCGGTGCATCTGATGGGGGTTTGCTGGTCTGTCAGCAGACAGAATTAGTAATCTTGCGCTGCCTGTCGGCCGGAATGTACCGGTAAAGGGTTTTTACTGACACCTCCAGCACAAGCGCAATCTGCTGCAGCGTCGCGCCGTTCGCCAGCATTCTTTCAGCGCGGCCGATAACGTCCGGGGTCATTACGCGACGCCTGCCGCCGATGCGCCCTTTATCCCGCGCAGCCGCCAGCCCCGCGCGGGTGCGCTCTATTATCAGCTCGCGCTCCATTTCAGCCAGCGCGCCCATGACGTGAAAGAAAAATCGACCCATTGGTGTGCTGGTATCAATACTGTCGGTCAGGCTGCGGAAGTTAACGCCACGTTCGCGCAGCTCCTCCGTCAGCATGACCAGGTGGCGCATACTTCTGCCGAGCCGGTCGAGCTTCCACACAATCAGCGTATCGCCAGGCTGCAGGCAGCGCAGCGCCTTTTTCAGCCCCGGTCTTTCGCTGGTTTTGCCGCTTATCCTGTCCTCGAAAATCAGCTCACATTCTGCGCTCTGCAGCGCAATCCGCTGTAAGTCCGTGTTCTGGTCATTTGTTGACACCCTGATGTAGCCAATAAGCACGCTGCTTTCTCCGCAAATGGGCGCAAGTGTGCCAGCGCAGCCCGCCGCAGGGCCAGGCTCTTGTTTCTCAAAAACCTCGGTATTAGCGAAAAGTTTTCTGGGCGTTTTATGGGCTATCAGATTTTTATCACGCCAGGCGCAATCAACTACAACCCCACTAAGGGAACTAAACGCATCAGGATTATCCTG